ATCATGAACAAATAGTGCATTATTACTATCAATACCAAGTATATTATCCGAAAGGAAGGCGAGAAGGAGAAGACCGCCGTTATCTCTTAAGCTTGGTGAAGAAACATCAGTAATAAGACCATCGTCTACTGTAGTTGCTACAGCATTAGTGAGTAGACCATTATCAGTAATACTTAATGTGCCTGTTGGTTGTTCACTAGCACCAGCCGAATCTGAAAAAGCTAATGTTTTCCAACCACGACCCGTATAAACTTCAAGATCAGCAATAGCATCACCAGCGTCAGTATTCATACGAATATAGCCAATAGTTTCGGCTGGTGGATCAGAAACCGTAATGACATTTGCCATTCCAGTCTGAGCATGCTGAATTACAACCTGGTTATATGCGTAATTTGTTGGAATATTCCAAACAATAACACCTGGTGCATTACTACCGACTACGCTTTTTATTCCTTGAGTTCCAGTAATACCATCACTAGCACTAAGAGTAAATATATCATCAGCGTCACCAGCATTTGTTTTCTCTGTATGTCTTAAATAAAGTCCATGCCCTACAGCGTAATTATTGAAGGTATATGTTGAACCTCTAAATAATACAAGACTTGAAGTGTCTGTTTCGTTTGTAGCAGCTGAAGTTCTATTATAGTTTGCAACCCAAGACCATAGCCACGGCTCATTTTGAAGAAAACCAGGATCACCAGATTCTACGTTAGCAGTAACACGTAGGTCAAACGAAACATTTTCACGACCACCTGTAGCAGTCGTCGGTCTCTCAGACGTATTACCCCGTGGAAGCTTAAGCGCTCCTACAGTGCCAGATACATCTTGCGAATACCAATTACAATCTTCAATTGAGACTGTATTATTGGCAATTCCATCTCCACTGACCTGAGTTACTGCCACGACCTACTCCTTATGAAGTAGGTTCAGTCGGCCAAGTCACATTACCAAGAGTACGTCCATCCCAAGTTGGCGCGGGATTATCAGCAGGCATATCGCGAAGTTCTTGACGATAAGTTGTCCACTCAGCTGACATGGTAACATCTGAGTTACCCATCCAATCTGATTCTGCTAACTTGGTATCACGCTGTTTGCGAAGTTCTTTCATTGGAGCAGCAGCATCAATTTCATCTTTCTTAGTTGAAATATCTGCCCATGTAACACCCCAGTCAGCTGGATCAGCTGACTCGATGGCTGAACCATTTGAATCTGCACCAGTTACTTTACGGAACATTTCACCGAATTCTGCTTCGGTTGTTGGCTCACCGCGAAGAACCCATTCAGTAATCCCAAGTTCACCGAGTGCTTGTGCAACACTTGCCATAGTTTATCTCTCCTTCGAGTTAAAAAAGTTATTATGATGTTATTTATATAGTTTTAGCCTTTGATTTCGTCGCATCTTAAGTTAACTGGACTTGTCAAACCGCCCGTATTATATTGAAACCAGACAGTACCTCCACCACCTCGTGATCTAACGTATATATGGTATGTTATTTCATTACCAAAAGTATATGAAGGAGTATGAGTGTATTGACAAGACCAAGTACCATTATATGTATTTGCTTGCCTAATAGCACCAATATAAGATACAAAAACTGGTGTTACTCCAGTTGGATTTGATATATATAGTGCTGCAACCATATTCAAACTGATAGTATCATAAGTTTGTTGACCACTGGCCATATTAAGTACAAAGGTGCTACCAGCAGATACTGGTGTAATAGCAAGTGTTAATCCAGTAGCTACTTCTGCATCACTTGAAGTTCCAACTTGCCCAGTTAGTGTACTTGTTTTTGTTTGTATTACAGTTTTAGTCGGTAGATCGCCACCACCAATTACGGGTACTTGTCCTGTGATAAGAGAACCTGTTAAACTTCGATTATTAATTTTAGTTAATGGCATGTCCTTATCCTAATCTAAATCCGCAGAAAAATGCTAGCCTACTCTGTGGAAATCCAGTAGTTTTATCTGATCCACTTGATTGCTGCACTTTAAATTCAACTGTATCACCTGCAGATAAATTAGCAATGTTTACCTGTCTTACAGCCTGATTTGTAATCATAGTTGGATTATATACTTCATGCTGAGCATCACTGCTGCCATTAATAAAAAGAGTTGTAACAATAAATGTACTGGCACCAATTCCATTTACTGTAACACCCGTACTAAAATGATATAATCCACCCTGTCCGGCCGGCACTGTAAACACTCCACTGGAAACTGCACTGTGTGTATCAAGTTCTTCTGTCCATGTTAATGACATAAAACTACCACTTGTTAATGTGTTTGTCGCGCTTTCTCTGCATACAAAGGCAGGACTAATTGTCTTACCAGAAATATACCCGTTTGCATCAATTGTTACTGCAGCTGTACCAGTATTATTTTGAATCTGATCTACTTTTAAGATACCGGTCATTGTGCAATCTCCTGGCAGGTCAATGTACAAATAGGCCTAGGACTGTTTGTTGTACCTGTCGCGCTATTAACATAAAGAGGATGGTTTGGTCCGTCACTGCCATCATTAGTCCAAACCTGAAGAGTATATGTTATCTGCGACGTTGTTGATGGACTGTCAAGAATTGTATGACTAAATGACTGTGGTGCCCAGTTTGTGGTAGCGTCACCTGATTCAGCAGTCCTAACACCTATACCACCACCTTTATACGGAGTTGATGATGCAAAATTGCCGTCATTATTAGTTGTGTCAGTGCCAAGCGTAATTTCAGTAGAACCTCTAAAAATGCCAGCATAACCAGTATAATAATTCCTATGCCATAACCATAATTGTGTTGACACTAGAATTTTTGATGTATTAAATTTTGGAGTAATATTTACAGTCATAATTGTAGTATGACTTGCACTATTTGTCGACATTACTGTATCATATGTATCTTGTAATGTTTGAATAACGTGACCTGGCGCAACAATAGATCCACTGTCTGTTCCTACAATCTTTTGACCAGTTGGTACAGTAATTTGAGATGCGTTGTTTGCACGAATGTTATCAGTATAAAGCGTACTCATTGTGCAATCTCCTGAACTAATAACGTAGAAACTTCACCATTATAATCATTGCCAGAACTTGTATAAAAATAATCTACCCCACTAATGACTAAGTAACCATTGACATGAGCCCATATTGCAAAATTAAGAGTTGTTCCTGCCGCTACGTTTGGGCTAAGTTGAAACACTTGGCTTTTTGACCTTGTTTGGTAAGCTGTACCATAGGTCCCAGACGCATGACCTTCTGGAACATCTGTATTGAAAAACGGATTGTTATCACTACCTGATAATCCAGAAACTTCGTAAGCAGCTGATGTACCAGTTCTGCCACCAAAGCCTGTGTAGTCTGAAACTGTTGACGATGCCGCGCCAGTTTTATAACCGGCAGTAAAAGAGTAGTTCATTGAATCCGGATTCGAGCTTTGGTAAGCGCCATAAGAAATATTTACCCAAAACAAAAAAGTAGAGTTTGTTGCTTTTGTTACTAAACCACTAACCTCTAGGATTTTATGCGCGCTAGAGGCACCGTAAGTTACTGAAGATGTCTGATTGAAACTTTTAACCTGAAGTATAGCTCCAGGTGAATAAATTGATGCGGCATCAGTACCTATTATTTTTTGACCAGTTGGTACTACAATCTGGTTTGCATTTGCTCCAGTTGGTACGCCTCGAATTGTAGTTACTTGTAATTCACTTGCCATTTATATCACCGTTAATGTTCCGTCAATAGTCACTGTCGCATCTAAACGAACTGGACCAGCAACGAAGGCATTCTTTGTACTTGCAATCGTGACGTTTTGGTCAATGACTGCATCGTTAACTCGAATAGGAGTATCATCTGCCACAAGACTTGATCCTAACTTATTAGTACTTATAGCACCATCAGAAACCGTTGTGGTATTACCAACTTCGCCCATAGCTGTAACGAAATCAACTACATCAGCTGATACAAGTGCAGCACCAAAAGTAATGGTTGAACCGTTTACCGTATAACCAACTCCTGGCTCTTGCATGACACCATTAACTGAAACTAGAAGAGATTCAGCATTTGAAGGTTCAAACGCAGCAGTATTATAAAGCAAGCTATAAGCACTTGACCCATCGGTAGTAATACTATCTAATTTCTTAAACTCGCCTGTCTTCGGGCTTTTTCCAATAAACGGCATAAATTATTCTCCCAATCCTGCTAAATAATTTTTAGCAGCTGTCAGTGAAGAATTAAATGATGTCAAATCTTCTGAACTTTCACTAACCATTGAAATTCCAAGTTGGTATTCAATACCTTTAATAACTTCATTTATTCTTGTTACATCTGTACTGTCATTAGATACTAATTGATCTAAATAAGCGCAACCATTTGTTAAATCTGTAATATATTGAGTTAAATCTGCCATATCAATATCCATTCTCATCATGTATGCCAGTCATAGCACCAGCATATAAAAATATTTGGTCTGCATAAAGCGTTTGAGAAGCATTGGTATTTAATACGCTTCCTTGACTATTTGACGCACTCATTTCAAGAGTGATTCCGTTACCGCCTCTTCCCGTAACATCAAAAACTCTTGCTGCTTGATTGGTATTTGAATGAACAGAACCTGTAAAACGAAATCCTCCGGTGCCACTTGTACCCCACCAATCATAAGAACTTGGTCCAGTTATGGGTTGGACTATACTATTATCTGTTACATCAAAGAGTCGCCAAGTATACCAATAAGCACCAGCACTAATATAACCAAAAAAAGTTAATGAACACATATTTGCCCAACTTTGTTCTAATACAGAATCACTTGGTAAAGTAAAGGTGCTTGACATCGTTCTGTACGCTGTTGCAGGCATAGATTGAACCGAATTATCCCAAGTATAAAGCATCGAGCCTAGAGCATGAATTTTTGATTGAGTGATAGCGTCATCAGCAACTTTAGTTGTTGTGATTGCTCCATCGGCAATTTGCGAAGATCCTATTGTGCCAGTAAGATTTGTTGCCGGTATAGTAATTACTGATCTTGTCATATCCTTATCCTACTAAATGACCTCCAACTACAACATAACCACCCAAATAAGCATTTGCATATGATGCGTTAGAAGCAACTTCTAAATAATCACCAGCAGCTAAATTCCAAACTTGTGTTTTACTAGTAGTATTATCTCCGGATGCAGAGTTATAAGATTGTACCCAGTTTCCACCACCCAAGCTACCGTTTTTTAAGAAAGCCCAAAGGTGATAAGTACTACCGGATCCGTGATGCACCGTTGCGTAAATCATATATCTACCAGCTACTGGTGCAGTAAAACGTCCAGTTGAGTTATTCCAATGACTACCAATATTGTGATCAACAGTAGCAAATCCCTGCCATATATAAGTAGAAGCTTGATAATTCCAAGTGCCACCATAAGCCATGAAGCTTGGTTGTTTAGTTGTTAAAATTCTTCCACCTTCATCAATTACCAAAGCATCGTTTTGAACTCCAGCACTTGAAGGCTGATAAACGATAAAAGGGTTATTATCATAGTCAGCAGTATAAGTAGAACGAAGTGCAAATCGATTTGAAACTGCAGATTGAATTGCCAGTTGCATTTTATTAGTACTGCTGCTCATATTCATAGCATCGATACGAACGGTCTTTGATGAAAGATCCATGTCGGTATGAAGTTTAGCATGAGTAACCGATGTATTAGCAATTTGGCTTGTACCAACGGAGTTTGCTGGTGGATTGATTGTTCCAATTGCTTGTCCCTGATAAATTAAGTAACAAGAATCGGATAAAGTCACTGCTTGTGTAAAGGTAATCGTATTTCCAGACGCGGTATAAGAAACATCGGGTTCTTGACGAACATTGTTGATAAACACTTCCATATCATAAGCATTCGTTACGCTTCGATTTAAAGTGTATGCAGTGCTTCCATCGCCAGTAATTGTTTGTTTGGCGAGTGACTGATACTGATCTGCTGGTTGACTACCTAAAAATGGCATTAACTAAGCTCCAGTACTCCAAGTGTAATATCTAATGCCGTAGCTGTTCCAGCTCTGGCAAGAAGAATATCATCTGCTTCTAAAATATATTTTTGACCTGCCAATACTTCAAGTGTGGTATTACCAGGAATTGCTACATCAGATAAAAGTTCGGTTGTTGTTGAAGCCGAAGTGTCAGTAAACTTAATCTTAGCCGTGACTTCGTTTGCAGTTTTATTTGCAATTGCCACGCCAAGAACGATAGAAGTCGTACCAGCAGGAGCAGTATACAAAGTGGCATCAGCCGAATTATTGACGTTTACCAATGATGCGTTCTTAAAGGTTTCTGCCATAGTATTATCCTAATGCAATGCTCAAGGCAATTGCTGTTCCTTTTGTTGAATATGTATTACCAAAACTGCTACTCATCTTTGCAGGAGTAACAGAACCATCTGCAATTTTTGTTGTAGTAACTTGTCCATCACCTACGGTCGCTTCATCTCCAAGACCAGAAAGCGCTACCGCAAAAAAGTTTGTGCCGGCGGTTGGTGCAGTCGTAAACTGAATTTGTGAACCACCACCAACTACGTTATAAGTAGTATGAGGTTCCTGAATAACACCATTAAGGGAAACAATAAGCTGAGTTGCTGATCCAACGTTGAATGCTACTGTGCCCGTCGTTAAGTTAAACGTCGTAGTAGTGCCATTAAACGTCAGTGCGTCTACTTTTCTAAATTCACCTTTTGAAGGTGAATTGCCAATATAGTTTGCCATCGAGTTCCCTATCCGTCGATACTGTTATTTATACTATATCATGCTTTGATTTCGTACCATGTCAAAAATGAGGCACAATCGCTATCTCCACTTGGATAATTGTAGTACCAACTGCCTCCAGTACCATAGTGCTGTAAAGTATAAGTTCTTGTTCCACCACCAGTTTGATAATCGTGAACTGTAATATCTGATCTTACACCACGCCACCCACCATTACCATTTGTATTTCTACCATATTGACCCAGATTAGTAGAATCAGAAGTCAAAATTCTCCAATAAACAGTATTAGCAGTTTCTACTAAATCATTAATCGATAAAGTCAAGTAAACAGTATTTCCAGCCGTTATTCCAGGAACAGTAAAGGTTTCAATGGTTGCCCAAGTGTTCTGAGTATTAGAATCAGCATATTGAGTTAGCTTAGCTGAACCCATACGAATTACATTTCCTGCTGGAATACCAGTTAAAAAGTTACTACCATCAGTTAACTTTGAAGTTGCAATATTTCTTGGTGTGATAAGTGCCATTACTGTGCAATCTCCATAGCAATCATTCCTCCTCCAGTAGGATTATTAACAGTATAAAGATTTGAATCTGTAGCGCCAGAAGAAGCGATTCCTTGTAAGGTATAAGTAACTTGACTAGTTGTTGCTGGATTATCCAGCTTAAAACCTACTGCATTTATCCTACCAGTATTTGATTGTCCTTCACCTGTTATTACGAGTGTTGAACCGTTTCTTTGTACACGAGTTCCCCAATGTCCAGTGGTTGTATTTAATGTTTGAAAATAAGTGATAAAAATTAAAGAATTATTAAATTTTGGAGTTATATTTAATGTTATTAAAGTGGTATAAGAAGATGTAGAAGCACCAAAATAGATAATTCCAGATCCTTCGGCTTCTGCAACTTGAACTACATGTCCTGGAATCTGTACACCAGAGCCAACATTAAGTTCCTGTACTTTATTAACATACATCGTACTCATTGTTTAAACTCCATAGCTACAAAGGTCCATATTCCGTTATCGCAATGTCTAATTTCACCAGCTGAGTTTGATTTATAAATTTCTATAGTATACGTCGTTTGACTTGTAGTATTAAATGCGTCATCAACTGCAACAACAGCCCAATTAAGAGGTACCCATGTTGACGTATTAGTATATCCATATCTTGTATTTGTATAGAAATAGCTTGATGATCCACCAGATATGGCTCTTTGTATTCTTAAGCCAATATCACTACTACTTGTACTTGATAAACCACCAGCTGTATGAGACAAATAGATTTTACTATTAGCATATTTTGGTGTAATAGATACAGTGGCATAGGTTGATGTCCAAACTCCACCAGCTGTTACTTGTGTTTCGTTTCCAGAAGGACCACCAGTTGCATTTACCATTTGAATTGCAGAACCAGGTGAAACAATAGAAGCCGCATCTGTGCCAATTACTTTTACGCCAGTTGGAATCGTAATATTACCAGAACCCGAGACTGTGGAGATATTATCGGCTTTAATTATAGATGTCATTGTGCAATTTCCGTTAATATCAGTGTTGTATTTGGCGGAGGATTATAGCCATCACCAGGATACGTATGATGCCTATTTATTCTAAGTTGTCTACTACTAGCATCTGCTTTAGCATATAATTTATAAGTTATTTGACTAGTAGTAGCAGGTGAATCTAAAAAGTTAAAAGGAGTGTGCCACATCTTATATACATCGTTTGCTGATCCATTCATTTGTATACCAAAAGAAGCATCAGTAAATCTAGTTTCTGGATCAACACCATTGCCAAGTCTCATAGCAACTTCGCTTCCACCACTAATAGTTCTTCCACACTTTCCTGCAGAATAAGAGTTATCAACTCCTCCATAGCAAGTAATACTTTGAATTAGTATTTTACTTGTTGCTAACTTTGGAGTTATAGTTGATGAAAGGTATTCAACCCAAGATGAAGTTGCAGTAGTTGTAAATCCAGCGTATTGAGCATATACTGTTTGAATCACATGTCCTGGCGCATGCAAAGTTTGACCAGAAGGAATAGTAATCGTGTTGGGTGTTGACCCAGCCGCTAATCCTTGAAGTTGTTCTACTGATAATATTGACGCCATTTATACCACCGTGAATGTTCCATTAACTACGATCTCAGCGTTAATACTAACTGGACCTGCAACCATTGCATTTTGGTTTGCACCAACAGTAACATTACTATCGATCGTATTTGTATTTATTCTCACTGGAGTATTGGTTACTGCCAATGAACTTGCAAGCTTGGCTGGTGTAATTACGTTATCTGAGACTGTGGCAACATTATGAGCTGAACCAAGAGCTAAGATAAAGTCTACTGCATCGGTCGAGGCAAGTGCTGAGGCAAAAGTAATTTGCGAACCCGATATTGTATATGAAGTACCTGCTCTTTGTATTGCGCCATTTACCGATACCAAAAGCTGTTCGGCTTTGTAATTGCTAACGGCAGATCCACTTTTTTCAAGCGTATAAGTTTGTGACCCATCAGTTACGATGTTGTCCAACATTACGTGATCGCCATAAGAGGCTTGGTTGCCTATCATACTCATTGTGCGATCTCCATAGCTGTCATAAAGACTTTGCTTGGGTCATAATCCATGTAAATTGTTCCTGTCCCATTCTTAGCAATATACAATTTGTAGATATGTGGAGTGGTATTATTTACCAAAGATGAATCAACTGCACCGCATGAAGTTGTTGACATATGGTTACTACTACCAGCGTAAGCATTGACTAAACCATTATTCGCTCCAGCTGACAAATCAACATCAGATTGCCCACTGACTGACCTATATATTGTGGCATAACCTCGCGTGTCACTACTAGCACAGAATAAGCTACCACCGTGTACTTGGATTATAATTTTACTGTTAGCAAACAAGGGCGTTATTGAAACACTATGGTTTGTGTATAAGTAAGTAGTTTGTGCAGATGTAGAAACACTTGAACCAGTCCTAGATGCTTCTTGTACTTGAATAACACTCCCTGCTGGTATATCACTTGCAACTAAAGCCGATTGCATATTTGTTGGTATTTTACTAAGTGCCATTATGGTTTCTCCGGCCAAGTCAAATCTTCCCACAAAATATAACCTTTATCATTTGTAGGAATGGATAGTTCATCCATAAAGTCTCTTAGTTCTTGTCTGTATATTGCCCATTTAGTTTTATCTGAATCTGAAAGAGGACTATCATTATGCTGTGTCCAATCAGATTCTTGCAAAAGATTGTTTCTATGTGCTCTAATTTCATGTTCATGCCATTGAGCATTTGTCCAATTTGTAGTATCAACCATTTTTATCTAATCCCATAAAGTTCTGCAACAACTCTGCAATTTGAATTTGTAGAACCACTGTCACCACCTCCAGCATCACCAGCATCAAAGTTCAAATTCAGTTTAGCAATTTTATCGGTACTGGTAACTCTAATAGAACCGTTTGCTCTTGCTGCGCCAACACCGGCATATTGCCAATTTGATTGCAATTGCATAGTTGCATTTTGAGCCCCAGTGTTTGGATGATTATGAATATATCCAGTTAATGTACAAGCCATTTGTTTGTATTGTCTGTATGCAAATCTGAAATAACCACCATTTGCACCAGTTTGTGGAGTATTGACGCTGCTGCTGGCATTATAACCATGCATGGTCATTGCCATATTTAATAAAGTACCACTTGTATTTACTGGTGTTAGATAATAATGTTGGTTTCCATCTGCTCCAGTAGCATCAACATTTATACTAAACCAAAATGTATTATAGTCATTAATATAACTAGAAAAATCTAATATAACCACATTACCGCCATAATCTACATTACTAGTATCAGTTCTACTAGCTAAAAGATTATATCCATTTGGATTTGTAAAGTTACTAACAGTCTTTCCACTAAAACTTAATGCAGAAGGTAGTTTTGCCATAGTAACTGCATTGTTCGTAATCTTTGAAGTAGTAACTGCATTTGAAGCAATCTTTGAGCTGTGTACCGAGCCATCGTCAGGAATAACCTGTTGAGTAGTAATATGTTTTGAAGCATTATAGATAACGTAAACGTTATTAGTACCTGCACTTGGTGCGCCAGAAAATGTAAGAGTTGTACCACTTACCGAGTATGAACTATCATAAGGTGATTGTTGGACATTATCAACAAGCACTTCGATATCATTTACACTTCCTACTGCCTGACTTAAAGTAAAAGCGGTT